GCATTTCCTCGAAATCGCGGAGAGGATAACCAAGGCGATGATAGGTATCAAGGGTTAGAGGATGGTACCTCTCGATACAATCATCTCCAGCGGCCATGGCGAGGAAGGGGGTATATGTTGCTAAGATTTTATTTAAACAATCAGTTACTGCATAAGATCGACGAGCTCGAGTCATAGTATTAAACATACTAGTTGTGATATCACCGGTGGAAGTGGCTCCTGGGTAAATTTGAGCCCAGAGAGACCCATCGGGAAAGACTATAACTCGAAATTGCATAGCGCGGTAATAGCCATAGACAACACTAAACCAGGGTGATTCCTGATGTAGATCTAGTTGATCAATAAGAGTAATAAATGATAGCAGTTGTTCACAAGTTGTTACAGTAACGTCAAACTTAGGGACGTCACTAGTGGCTAATTCGCCAGATAGGTGTTGAAACAGAAGTTGTGAATGTTCAGGTGTAAAACCGATACCGATTGCACTGTAAAACCTCATACAGTGAAGGGTGTTCATACGGGATGCAGGGATATATAAGGCTCTGAAAGCTAACTCAGAAACAATGGAGGTCGCTTCGAAAATACGCGAATCTTTGTCTACTTTCTTAACTTCATTCTTTTGAGAAGGACATGACGGATCAGAAGAATAACAGAGTAGCATTTCAATATGATTAGTTGCATGCTCTGAAAGATGTCTTAAAGAAATGATTCGAAGATTGACAAGAAAGAAGAGGAGGATAGGATCTCGTTCTAGAAAATCTCGCTTAGATGAATAACAAGTTGAGTATGGATAACCAGGTTTTCCATCAAGATTCATGGTAGCGGAGATATTCAAGAAGTCGCGATAAGTTAGGTAAGGATTCCACTGATCTATAATGAGAGTAGCAGGGGGGGTGTTAGCCATAATATGTGGATTAACTGCTAGAAGATGTTCAATGGATTCAGAAGATTCAGAAATCCGTTGATGAGAATGGAGGTCGATAATCGTTGATTTGCATAACTCGGTATTACGAGGACCTTTCTCATAAGGCTGCAAACCAGGCAAAGTTTCAGTCGCGATACTCCAATCAGATGGTGGGGATGGAGCAGCATTAGGACCTCCTAAAGCAGGGACAGAGCCAATAAGTTTATATTGGGGAGAGATATATTTAGAATTTGGGCGTATGGTGTATACGCTAAGAGGAAACGGAGTTGATTTAAGGGCATCCATAATTACTCCGGCCCCTGCAAGAAATTTTCTGAAGTAGACGCAGGTTTTGGTTTTGGTTTATGTAAGTCTTTTTCTTGCTGTTCAAGGGTCTCAATTCTCAATTGAGCCTTTTGAAGTTTATCGAGAGCAGCATCTAAAGCTGATTGACCTGTCTCAATTTTCTTCGATATAGCCATTAAGCTGGCCTTTTTAGCGGTTTGGAAGCGCTTGACTTTCTCTAACATTCTCAACTGTTTGCAAGCCATAGCGTATGGTTGATCTCGTGGGGCTGTTTTGAGCATCTCTTCTTCAGTAAGATTGACAACCTCAGTCAGGACATAGCCCTCTTTCTTGAGAGCGGCTATTTTCTCTTGCACAATGAGCAAGAGATTTATAGGAGCAGCTTTTGACTTAGGAGTTGGTAAAGCAGGAGTGGATGTTACTGCTTTAGCATAATTAGCTAGGAGTTGAGTAGAAGGATTTAGAGGTGTCCTAGTCGTGAGCATCTTGATTTTAAACTGTAAAACAGAATTTTGATCGAGTAAAGACAAAGTGTTCAGATTCTCAGGGATCGACCAGTAGTCAACATTTTGAAAGGTGACTTCTAGTGGTTCTG